GGGTAGAATACTTGCAAAGGGCGGTAGTCCACAGCAACAAACACAAACGCAAGAAATTGATCCTATGCTACGACCTTATATTCAAAAAGGTTTAGATGAAGCATCTAGACTGTATGATGAAGGAGCTCCAGCATATTACCCTGATGAAACTTATGTACCAGCAGGAGCAACAACAACAGCTGCATTAGATGCAGCTAGAGATAGAGCAACGGCAGGTAGTCCATTATTACCAGCAGCTCAAGCACAACAATTATCTACTATTAGTGGTGATAGATTAGCAGCAGGAAATCCATATTTTGCAGCTATGATGGCTAGTGCAGCTAAACCTGCTGTATCAGAGTTTAACAAAGCTATTAGAGATATAGGTAGCAGAACAGCTCAATCAGGAAGATATGGTTCTGGAGCAATGGCAGAAATGGAATCACAAGCATCTGAAAACCTAGCAAATGCCCTTACTAGCAGAGGTGCAGAGTTAGCTTATCAAAACTTTGCAAACGAAAGAGCTAGACAGGATGCAGCAATAGCAAGTGCTCCAACTTTAGCAGCAGCAGATTATTCTGATATAGGACAACTAGCAAAAGTAGGTGCTACAGAAGAAGATTACGCAAGACAAAAACTACAATCTGATATTGGTAGATATGAGTATGGAGCTAACGCACCACAACAACAATTATCCAGTTTCTTGTCAGCAGCATATGGAGCTCCAACACCTATGACTACTACAACAACTACTGGTGGAGGGGGTAAATAATGTTACAAATGTTAGCAGTTCCTTTGGCTATGGCAGCAGGTGGCTATATGCTTGATAAACAAATGGGTGGAGATGGTACTCAAGGTGCAATTATGGCAGGTGCTGCTGGTGCAGGTAAAGGTCCAGCAGGAGCAGGAGCAGTATCAGGAGCAAGTGCTCCAGTTGCAAAAGTAGGATCTTCTGCAATGTTAAATCCATTAATCCAAAATCCTGCTATGGCAAATTCTTTATCAGGTGGTGCTAATTTAATGAGTGGTTTAAGTACAATTCCTACATCTAGTGGTGGATTAAATTCTATTACATCTGTTACTGATATGCTAGGAGCAGGATATGATTCTGTTGCAGAAGGGTTAAGTGATTTAGATACTATGGATAAATTAGAACTAGGTCTTTTAGGAGCAGATAAATTAATGCCTAAAGATGAAGGATTATTGCAGGTAGATAATAATGTAGCACAAGGACAATTTAATCCTGAAAACAATACTGGTTTAAATATAGAAGTAGCAACACCAGCTACAACAATACCTAGACCTGAAACAGAAGAAGAAATAGAAATGAGAAAACTTCGTGAATTATATAGACCAGCACTTTAAGGAAAAAAATTATGGCAGAGTTTAATTTATTTGATTTATTACGAAAAGCAAAAAAACCATTTGAAGGAGTTGGTGAAACTTTCAGCGAGTTAAATTTGCTTGGTTCTTCTGTTCCAGAAAGTTTTAAACAAATGAAAGATGTAGGCTTATTAAGTGAACAAGATTATACTGATGCTGTTGCAAAAGCAGATAAAAGAGGAAAGCGTAATGCCTTAATACAAGGAGCACTTCGTTTTGGTCTTCAAGATTTTGATAAAAATGTAGGAAGTGCATTTAATCCAGTTTATTTAAAATCACCTTTGTTAAGTGCTGTAGATGCTTCTCAAAAAGCTTATGATCAATTACCTGTTGATGCAAAAAATAAGTATGCGTTAGATACATTTAAAAGAGGTGTAGATGCAGAAGCTCGTAAAGCACAATTAATTAATCAAATAAAAAATGCACCAAAGGGAACATATAATCCAGATCAAGTAGCATTAGTAGATAGTATGACTACTGCTCAATTAATTGCTATGGTTACAGGACAAGATAGAAAAAATCCTCAGTATGTAAAATTTGTTCAACCATCTGGTAAAACTCAATCTTATTTAGTACAGGGAGATCCTGCTAAAGATGAAAATAATGATAATATACCTGATGATTTTATTCCACAGGGAGAGCCATTTTTCTCATCAGAACAAAGAATTGGTGATCCAACTGCTCTTAATTATAAAACAATTATGGCAGACATAATTAATAAAAAAAATCCAACATTTGGCTTTGTACCAAATTCAAACAATACATTCGCTATTGCAAATGATATTGCAGCAGTTGCAAAACAAATTCAAAAAATTCAAAAAGTTAATACTGCTGATGCACAAAATCAAGCAATAGAATTATTTAAGGACAGTAATGCTTTAAGAAGAGGTAAAATACTTGGAGCTGACGAATTATATGATAGCAATAAATTTTTAAATTTTACTAAAGAAAAACTTAACAATGCAGCACCGCCAAATATAGATACTTCTACAAATATAATAAAAGTTAATTCTGTAGAGGAAGCAAAAGCATTGCCTAAAGGTACAAAATTTATAGATCCTAACGGTATACAGAGAACAAGATAATGGCTGAAGACTTTTCTCAATTTAAAGAAGTTGAAGATTTTTCTCAATTTAAAGAAGTTGAAGACTTTTCTCAATTTAAAGAAGCAACCAGTAATCAAGGAAAAGATGCTTCTATTCAAGGTGCTTATGATGGATGGGAATCTGATGCTAGAGGTTATGGAGCTGAAATAGGCACATCTGATGTTGGATATGCAATGAGGATTTTAAAATCTAAATTTCCTAAAGTATTTGCAGGTAATCGTTATGACACTACCAATCTTGAAGAAACAGAAGTTAATGGTAAGCAAGGATACAATACTTCTTTTGGCTTTGTAAGCAAAGATGTAGTTGAAAAAACAAATAAAAGATATGATGATTTTCAAACATTAGATTCAGAAGATGAAAGAAGAGAATATTTAAAGCAACAAAACATTGATGATGCAAATAAAAATTATCCTAAACTTACTGATGAAATGAAAGAAAGTGGTCAGGCATTAGTGGGTGAAATTGGAGGAAGTTTATTAAGTCCTACAACTTTAATAGCTGGACCAGCAGCATTGTTAAGTAAGAGTGATAAGCTATATAAAGCAGGTGCAAAGTTTGGTGCGTTATCTGGTTTATGGGCAGGAGAATATTCTGCATTACAACAAAAAGCAGACACAGGAAAAATAGATCCTATAAGGACAGGAAGAGATGTTGCTGTTGGTACAGTTGGTGGAGCTGCTTTAAGAACTGCTGCTCCTGTAGCGTATAAAGGTGTTAAGTCTGGATTAAATAAAACTAATGAAGCAATAAATAAATTAGTGTTAAAAGATAAAACAGAATTGACAGCAGTAGATTTTATGGAAGAATTAAATACACAAGCTGCTCAAATTATTAGAAATAATGGTGGTAAAGATTATTTTAATAATCCTAAAGTATTTAACAAAAGTGGAGTTATTAATGAAAAAGAATTACGCAAAGTAATTAAAGAAGATTTAGCTAATAAATCAGGTAGAACTTTAGATGAAATAAAAGTAATGGAAAGAGAAGCTGGAATACAATTTAAAATTCCTAAAAATCAATCTGAAGCTATAGATGATATAGCTAAAGTTAGATTTGATAAATATACTAATCCAGATAAAAATCCTTTTAAATATAAAGTATTGCAAGGTCTTTCTAGTGGCATAGTAAAAGCTGGTAGAGGTGTTGAAGATTTCATTACACCATCTTATGAAAAATTAAAACAAATTGCTCCAGAGTTAGCAGCTAAAATGATGAGAATGGATTTTAATATTTTAACTAAAGCTAATAGACTTGATGCTGATGTTAAGAAATTTGTACAACAAACATCCTCACTTAATGCTACACAAAAAACTCAATTAAAAAAAGAATTGTCTAATGGTAATTTTTCTGAAGCTATAAAAATACTTGGTGATGATGTAGGGTTTTCTAATGTAAGAAAAGTATTAGAAAGATTAAGAAATGAAGCTATAAAAACTGGAATAAAAATAGATAAAGTAGAAAATTATTTTCCTAGATATGTAAAAAATCATCAAAGCTATTTAGATAGGGTTAATGCTAAGTTAAGAAGTCAAAACAGCAAACAAGAACTAAAAGAAATTGATTCTGTTTTAGCAGATTTAAATAAAAAAACACAAAAAAACTTTAAAAGAAATGCTACTGATATTGAAAAAGCTAATGAGATTAATAAATTTATGCAAGGTCAAACTAAAAGAAAAACTTCTAGAGTTATGCAAAGAATTGATGAATCATTAATAGATGAATATTTAGATCCAGTAGAAGCGTTAGAAAGATATATGCTAACTAGCATTAACCAAACAGAAAAAGCTAAATTTTTAGGTAAGTATGCTAGATTGGGAAGTGAAGATGGTAATGAATATTTACAAGATTCTATAGGTGCAATGGCTGAAACATTTGGTTTAGGTACAAGAACAAAAGAGGTACAAAAAATATTAAATGCAAGGCTAATTACTGGAGAGCAAGGTTCAGGAATTATGCAAATACCAAAAAATATAACATACATGGCTATGTTAGCAAACCCATCTTCTGCAATAGTTCAAGCTGGTGATGTTGGATTTTCTATTGCTCAAAATGGTATGTTTAGATCAGTTAAAAATTTAATGAAACAAATGGGAAGACAAAAATTTGGTGACAAACTTAAATATAATATAGATGAAATTGGGTTAGGCAGAAATGTATCGGCAGAAATATCAGAAAATAAAAAAGGATTAGACAAATATGTTGACAAATTATTTAATTTATCTGGATTTACTAAAGTAGATAGAGTAGGTAAAACAACTTCTATAAATTCTTCTATTGAAAAAGCAACTGATGTTATTAAACTTAACAAACAAGGAAAATTAGCCAATCCTAAACAATACCAACAATTTAAAAATGAATGGCAAGGAATTTTAGGAGAAGATGGATTTAATAATTTAGTAGCAGCTTTAAGAACAGGCAGAAAAACTGATGATGTTGGTTTTTATTTGTTTAGTGAATTATCAAAAATACAACCTATTAGTTTATCTCAAATGCCTGTTGGATATTTACAAGCAAAAAATGGAAAAATATTATATACATTAAAATCTTTTGGATTAAAACAATTAGATTTTGCAAGAAGAAAAATACTTACTAATATTGGTAGAGGTGAATATGGAGAAGCATTTAAAAATACTTTAGTGTTATCTGCTGCTCTTGGAGGAACACAAACTACAACAGATCAATTAAAAAAATTACTTGTTTTTTCTCCAGAAGAAATAACCATAGACGATATTCCAAGTGAATTTGCTGAAAATTTAATGAATATTGTATTTTTAAGTAAATACAGTACAGATAGATTAGGTCAATCAAAAGATGTACAACAATTTTTATATGACATTATAAGTCCTCCAATTGATCCTACTTTTAATTTAGTTCGAGATATTTTGGACTATGTAGACGAACCTGATACAGTTGATGAAATGATTGACGAAGCTATAAATCCACCAGTTCCTTTTAAAAGAAGTAGAAAAAATATTCCTCTTGTTGGTAGAATTATTGATGAGCAAACTGTTAAAAAACCTAAACGACAAGAAGAAGAATTACGACAATTAATGAGAGGATTGGATTTATAATGAATGACATAAACCCAGTAGAGTTTGGCAAAATGAAAGAACAAATAGAACATTTGCAAAAAGGACAAGATGAACTTAGAAGAGATATGAAAGAATTGCTTGCCCTAGCCAACCAAAGTAAGGGTGGCTTTTGGATGGGTATGGCTATAGCTAGTTTTATCGGGGGTATATTGTCATTGTTTATTAGAAATTGGATGCAATAATGAAATCGTTAAAAAAACTATTTGGTAAGCCTGTAATAGTTACGCTTGCTGTACTTGCAGCATTACCTATTACTCCTTTAGTATTATGTTTATTATACGGATGGACTTATTAAAATACTTATATTAGATATAGAAACTTCTCCACATACAGGCTTTCATTGGGGATTGTTTCAACAAAACATTAGCATAGGTCAGCTAATAGAATCGTCTAGTGTATTGTGTTGGGCGGCTAAATGGTTAGGTAAAAAGAAAGTATACTTTTCTAGTATATTTCATACCACTTTTACCAAGATGATAAAAGAAATACATAAGCTGATAGATGAAGCAGATGCAGTTATTACTTATAACGGAAAACGATTTGATATGCCTACACTTAATAAAGAATTTTTATTAAAAAAATTACCACCACCTAGTCCATACAAAGACATTGATCTGCTTACAACTGCAAGAGGTAAGTTTAAATTTGCTAGTAATAAATTAGATTACATTGCACAAATGTTAGGAGTAGGTCAAAAAACTTCTCATGAAGGTATGCCTTTATGGATTGAATGTATGAGTAAAAATCCTAAAGCATGGAAGTTAATGAAAAAATATAATATACAAGATGTAAAGCTAACAGAAGAAGTGTATTATAAATTACAAGGATGGATTAAAATACATCCTAATCACAATTTAGAAACAGAGGAAATGGTATGTCCTAATTGTGGTAGTCATCATTTACAAAAGAGAGGAGTACAAATATCTCTGACAAATATGTACCAAAGGTATCAATGCCAGTCATGTGGCAAATGGAGCAAGTCAAGCAAACCCATACAAAAAATAAAATCAAAGTCGGTTATACCCATATAAAAAGGATCAAGATGGACATACAATTGATAGCTCTTCATATGTTAGATAAGACTATTGATAATGTTGATATTGTGCATGGCGAAGATACTATGGTAATACATTTAGATGATGGATCATCTGTAGAATTAATTATTGATAGTGCTTATATGAACATACAAGACTTGGATGATTAGTTATAAATTTAATGTGCGATAAACTTTTTTATCATGCCATTGTTTATCAGTAGAATTTTTATACAAATTTAAAACAGTCAAAGAGTTTTTAAAAATAGGTTTGCTATAACCTGAAAAACAAAAAGCATAAATCAAAGGGCATTCATCACTATGATAAGCATTAATAAGATCAGGTAAAATATCTATTTCTTTTTCTTTAATATTAGCAGTTCCCTTTACATTGCAAACAAATGTTTTTTTATTAGCATATACAAAATAATCTGGTATGTTGCGGAGTAATGGATTTACATTATAAAATTCTGGAACTGAATTATTTTTTTCATCAAAGCCTAATCTTTGTATGTAATAATTTTTACAATAGTTTTCAAAAAAGTCTTCAGCAAAATTACTTCCGTTGTTTCTTTCTTTGTAGTTCATGTTAGCGTTAAGCATATATTCTTCTATCTGCAATAGTCAATAAGTTATCCATAGCTAACTCTAATTTTAACTCATAATAAATAGGTTTCTTACTTCCTAACCACCTAGCATATACTGCTTCTCTTTGTTCTCTAGGTAAACTATTTATAATTGCATTCATAGTTTTAGTATTCTTACTATCAGCTTCCCCTACCATATCATCAAATGCTTCTGATGATTCTCCTCCACTAGCAATGCCTAATGATTTACTAGGGTATCCAAGTTTGTGGCTATCATGTTTCATCCATGTAGACCAATCTTCTAAAAGAACCATTAACCTTTTAATCTGCATATTTTTTTGCTTTTAATTTTAAAATTATCTAAATTTTTTTTATGATTAAAAACTGTATCTAACCCACATCTCATAGGGAGTTTGTACATATTATGCCTATTGTGTTTTTCACAAATTAATATTTCCGCAGTTTCTAATGTTCTGATAACAGCAAATACTGATTGATAATTCATGCCTATTTCATTTGCTATTTGTGATGTATGTTTTTTGTCTTCTCCAATTGTCTTAATTATTAAATCAGCTAATTGTTTTCGTTTTATTTTTTCACCATTATCAAATGTAAATATATAGGTACTTGTTTGTGCTGATAATGCTTCCGCCATATTAATCTCCTTAACTAATATCTACTATCCTACTAACCCATTTATTGTTTTTCTTATGCCATCCCTCTACAATAATAACCCAGTTAGCATCCCTTAAATGAGAGATAGCATCACTATCCTCCATCTTCTTTACTCTGGCACTAATGTTGCTATAACTTGTAACCTGTATGCCAACTGTATTACCTTTACTATCTACTGCTAGTAGATCAATTATGCCAAAAAGGTCTTGGCGTATCTTAGCAAATGCATTCCATCTTTCTACGATAGAAACTAATGGGTAATCCCCACTATTTCTTAACCTCTTTAATGTTCTTTGTGTCGGTGATACTGCCATCAGATTTATCCTTTATTGATTTTTCATGATCTTCTTTTACCATTTCATCTCGCCAAGCAACTTTTTGTTTATGTAATTCAAACTGATCTGAAGCTGGTTTCGAGTTAAATATTCTATTCCATGCTTCTTCTAGATCTTCATCAGTTACTTCTTTTGGTCTTCTTCCACTACCTTTTCCCATTATGATCTCTCCTTAATCTCCACAAAAACACGCTATGCCTTCTTCGTCTTGATCGAACATATCTTGTTGGTTTAGAGCATACTCTTTCATTTTTTTGTAGCTAGGTCTGTCTTGTCTAAACATATGTCCTTGCCCTAAAGATTTGTCAGTTTTATTTTTTGCAATATCTTCCATTTTTATCCACCAATCTGCACGACTAGGTTTTTCTTGTATTAAACTTTGTACTTGGTATGCTGGTTTTAAAAAACACAAATCACAATTTCCATGCATAGTTTTACCATTCATGTTTGGTAACTTTAAATCAAAATTATTTTCTTTCCAAAACTTACTAATGTCTTTTACAGAAATATTATCTGCTACAAGAGGTATTCTATGTGGTTCTATTTTTGATGCTCGTCTATGTTCATCTGCTCTTATACCTACCCAAGCATCATGTTCTGTAATTTTTCTACCAATAGATTTACAATATTTTGCAATAGTTCTAATTTTTAGTTCTATAGAACAAAATCTAGCTACAGGATTTGGTAACATAGTTTTATTGTTTAATAATTCTTCAAAAGGCTCACCATTTCTACTAGCTGTTTTAAAATCTACAACTTTAAATCTGTCTTTAAGTTCTTCTGCCCAAACATATTCTATCCAAGCAATAGGTACATTCCATTTCTCACCACAATCCCTAACAAACTCTAATGTAGCTTCTTCTTCTTTCCCTGTATTGGCAAAACATACAATGGCATCTTCTGGCAACTTACCATCATTAGATTGCAATACCCTCCACAACATATATGCTGATGTACGACCACCACTAAAACTAATAACTGTTGGTTCTATGATTTTAAATGGATCAGACATTAAATACAGTCCCTCCTTAATTTGCAGCTATCATGAACATCTCTATATCTAATAGTATTAGTTGCCATGTCTATGTTTTTAATAACTGTGCCTTCTGGTAAATGTATATAATCTTTCATTAGACATCTACTAGCTTTTTTGTTTGGATGATGCAATGAAACATAAAGCTCTGCTTGTAAACAATTTTTAAAATTACCTATATATTTAAAATCATCTTTTATAGGGTTAGTGCTTATTACCATAACAAAAGCATACTCAATCATAGTGATTCCTCCTGTTTAAAAAACTCCTTTCGTTACAATCCTTGTAGTATGTTCATTTAATATTTGATACTTTGTATCATTGCTATCAGGTGTAAATGTAATGCTATGTTTATATCCATCTACATGAAAGTAATCAATCTTTATTTCTGGTTTTTTTTCTTTTTTCTTTGTCATGCTTGCAAACTCCCTTCATATTATATGTACCTATGTCAGAGGTTAAACTACACCACCATAATTTTCCATCATGATAACAAGCGTAATTATCGCAAACATTACATAAGTGTTCTTTTTTTAAATTAACCTTCGTCATGCAAAGAATCGTCTATCCATTCATCTTCTTTAACTTTAGCTTCTAATACTGCTAATTCTTCTTTATGTACTTTAATCATCTGTTCAAGATACCATATAGTTTTGGTACAGTCATCTATTCTATCTGTAGGTTTTTCAGACTTTAAACCCTCACGACTAATATATTTTATTGCGTTGCCTTTTATATAACCATAAAATTCTTCCTTACTCATTTTGGCTTGCATATATTCTATGGTTTCAATACCTCCCAACTTGTAATGATCTGGATTTATTTTATCAGACATAACTAAACCTCCTCTAATGGAGGTAAAGTTAAATCAGAATCAATACTTTCTATTTCAGGAAGAGTTGTAATCTCATCAGATGGAAATAAACTTTCATCGTTTATATATATGTTTGGATCAACATATACTTCTTCTTCCATACCACCCCCAATTATTTCTATGGTTACTATATCTTCTCCATTCTTACTTGGGTTGTAATGATATATTGAGTATTGAATACCAGCTAATATTGCAATTGCTAATATTATAATTAATGTTTTTGTTTTTAAATATTCCATAAATATCCTTTATTAAAATTAAATGAATACATTCAACTCCCAAGTTCTCATCGCAATAATTCAGACCTATTCCAAACTACTGCACTTGAGAGCAAATGTATCTACACGCCAATGTAACCTATATTAAAACGGAATATCATCTGCAACCTTAGATACTGTTTCTCTTGGAGCATTTGATCCGTTGTTATTGCTTGGCTTTTGAGGTTCACTCAAGCGACCTTGCATATAAGACACACCTCTTGCGGAAGTTTTATTCCATGCACTAAGTGACATTTCCTTACCTCCCTCAAGCGTTACAGTACCTGTAAAGTCAGGTCTTTTATCATTATCTCCCTTGTCATTTGGAAATAAGACAAAACTATTGGTATTATCATACTCTGCCATACTTACTTCTCCTTAATGGTTTTTAATTTATCTTCAACTTCTTTTAAAAAGTTTTCAACACTTGCTTCCAGACGATCAATATAATCATCATCTCTTTCTACTCTTTTAATAAAGAGTTTATATGCTTTAGGAAAGCTAGGTTGATATGATACAAAGTCACACCATTGCTTACCTGTACAAGCCATCTGCCATTGCATTTGGTTTATATATTTTTTATTAATTATTTCTGTTGCTAGTGTAGTAGTATGCGTAATAGGTTGAACACATTTTATTTCAATCAATCCATCCTTGTGTACTAACCCATCAGGACTAGCACCACTCATACTTATGCTTGGATGATCTATAAAACCTACCTCCCTTACATCCTTATCTAGTAATAGCTTATTAAAATTAGCATACTCTATCCTAGCTTCATCTTCATAATCAATGCCATGTTGCATAGCAGCAGTCACATACATGGGAGTTACTTTATTGGTAAGTCTTTCTGTTATTAGCTGATAGAAATATTTTTCTTTTGCTAATTTAGATCCACTTATTACAACATCAACCATGCTTGCAGTTACCTTACCTAACCTAGCAGAAAACCACTCAGCACTTCTTTGTTCCATTATGCTTCCTCCTCTTTTTGTAGATCAATCATTCTTTCTACAAAAGGTTGACATAACTCTCTGTCAGTATTTTTAAGTTTATTAAAGTATTTTCTACAAGCATCTATACCATCTACTTGATATAACTTTTCTATATACTCTAAAGCATCTACTTCAGGGAGATCTTCGCCTTGATAGATATACAAACCTAATCCATGTAACGCTATAGCTTTTGCTAAACATCTCATCATAGCGGTGTTTAGATCTTGCGAATCAGGTTTCTTGATGGCTTTGTTTTTATTATCCATAACTGCGAGTTGTGAAGTCATTTCTTTTCCAAACGCTTTTACTGTACAGAAAACCATCATACTTCCATCAGGCAATGTCATAGGCTCTGCATAAGTCCATGTTGCTGATTCATCATGTTGCAATAAAGTATCTACTGCCCAACTCCATGAAAGGTAAGTGAACCTACCTTTCAATTCAGTATGTTCAGATACATCTATCTTTCTTAAATCTTGATATTTACTCATAGTGATTCCTTATATATTTTGTTAAACTTTTTGATCTCTGCGAATAGATTAAACTCACCCCTACAGGCTTGTTGTAAGTCTTGAATACGCTTACGCTCTTCTGCTTTTTCTATCTCGGAGTATAGTTCGTGGAGTTGTTCTTGTTGTTCTATGTCTTGAATACTAGATTCAAGTGCATATTGAT